TTCAGAGATGAAAATTTCAAAGAAAAATCTTTGGAAAGTGTGCTGATAGAAATCGCATCAAAGATTTCAAAAGTAAAATCAAGTCCTGCAAGTGGTAGGGGTGCAAATTCAAAAACCACAACAAAAGAATCAGGTACAATTGATTTTTCTTCATTCAAAACTTGGGATGATTTTTTGAACGCAAATCAGGAATTGCGAAACCTACGAGTGGGCGATCCAAAACTGAACAAGTATTATGAACAATTTAGGAAAACAAAAGGAGAATGATTTAAAAAAATAAAATCATTAATTAAAAAAACAAAAAAAAATGAGTTCAACTTATGCTTCAACGGTATTGCAGGATGCAATTTATACTGCAATGAAAAAAGATACATTTCAATCATTTGAAACGCGTGGTTCAGTTTACGGTGCATTAGACATCGCAACTGCACAAACCAATATCTTATTACCAAAATCAACAATTCAAAAAATCAAACAGGCAGAAAGCCAAGCGGAAAAAATCAATGTTTTCAAAAAAGAATCAGAAGGAACGGATGTTGCTTTTGCATGTAGTTTCTCAGGAAATGGTGCAACAGATCGAATGACATTAACCTATGAACCATTTGTTGAAGGATTCAGTTTATCCTATGGTGATATGAGTGCAAACATGTACACCTATGCAGAAATGTATCAGATGCGCTTTGAAGAAAAAATGAAATCAATGTACAAAAGAATTGATGAATATGTAGTTTCTATTTTGGAAGCAAATTATTCAGCAGGTGCAGGTGATTCATTTAATCTTTACAATAATGCATTTCAAGTTCCTTTGGATGAATATGATTTATCAGCACAAAGATCAGCATTATGGTTAAACAAATTAAAATCTGATATTCGCAAGAATGATTTTTCAGGTGATAACATTCACGTATTAGGTGATTCTAATTTAGTTTCTGTTATGTCTGCAATGATTAATCAAGGAACAGGAACACAAACAAATTTAGGTTTTCAATTTCAAGGTGTAACTTCAAATTTTACAAACCGTATCGTAAATAACAATGGTATTTATGCAACAGGTTTTGTATTTGAACAAGGTGCATTTGGAATCATTGATTGGATTGATCCATTATTCAGAGCAGGAAAAGAAATCGGAACAGATGAATGGACATCATTTATTGAACCGCGTTATGGCATGACAATAGGTGTGAAAGTTAAACGTGAATGTGCAGATAACACTTCTGTTTTTTCAGGAATGACAATGAGTGCAGATTTTCAAGAATCATGGCAGTTTGGTGTAATGGTTGCAGTTCCAATTGCATATTCATCAGATGCGAATACTTTCATTTACAAATATGAATTAGATGCAGATAATAATGTTTTATCAGGATCAGGTTCATACTAATCATAAATGATTAAATAAAAAAATCCTTTACAGAAATGTAAGGGATTTTTTTTTAAATTTGTCTTATGTATAATAAAGTTAGATATACGCAACAACCTGCAATAAAATATTGGATTTGTGAAGATGCAATTTGGTTTTCAACTTTCAATCCTGTATTGCGTGAAAATGAAATTGGATTAGAAAAAGATTCATTAACTTTTCAATTTAAACTTGGTGATGGAAGCACAAGGTGGAATGATTTAAGTTATGTTTCTATTGGTGGTGGTAGTGGAGATTTACAACAAGTAACAGATTTAGGAAATACAACAACAAATGATATTCAATTATTATTGAATGCTGAAACTATTTATGGTGCAGGTGGTGGAATTTTATTAGATAATAGTTCACGATTAAGAGAAGGAACAATTGATGCAGGTTTAGGTGGATCAAAAGGTATTGCACAAATTTGTGGTGTTGGTTATGAATTAAAGTGGGAAGCAGGAAGATTGTATGTAATGAATGGAAGTGGAAATGGAATTAGATTTTCATTATATAATTTTAATATTCCACCAACTTCTGCTGATGATGATACAAAAGGATATGCAATAAATTCATTGTGGGTTTTAGATGATAACACAACTTATATTTGTAATGATGCAACAACAGGTTCTGCAATTTGGGTGCAGTATTTTAATCCTGTTGCAGTCGATGGAGTAACAATTACAGGTGATGGAACATCAGGAAATCCATTGGTTTCTGTAAGTGGAAGTGGTGGAATATTGAAAGGCAGTACATCAGGAACAGATACATTTACAACAACAATTGCAGGAGTAACTGCATACACAGATGGTGATGCATATTTAATTAGATTTACCAATGGAAACACAACGGGATGCACATTGAACATCAATTCACTTGGCGCAAAAGATTTATATCGAAATAACGATGGGTTATTAATAGGCGGTGATATTATCAGCGGTGCTGAAATGTTTTGTATTTACAATTCAACTGCAAATACTTTTCAAGTAATAGGTACTGCACCAAATACATTATTGGCTTATGTTACCAATGATGATTCCGTAACAATTACAAAAGGAATGCCTGTATATGCATTTGGTGGAACAGGTGATAGAATGACTGTTAAAAGAGCATACAACACATCAGATTCAACTTCTGCGCAAACTGTGGGATTAGTTTTATCTACATCAATTGCATCAAATCAAAAAGGATTAATTATAATTAATGGTTTGTTAGATGGATTAAGCATATTACCAACATCAACTTATGCTGATGGTGATGCAATTTATTTAGGTGCAACCGCAGGAACAATTACCAATGTAAAACCATCAGCACCGAATCATTTAGTTTACTTAGGAGTTGTTACAACTGCGAATAATGGAAGCGCAGGGAGAATGTATGTAAGAGTGCAAAACGGCTATGAAATTCAGGAATTACATAACGTGAAGATTACTGTTCCAACTTTAAATAACGAAGGAATTTTTTATAATACTTCAAATAGTCTTTGGGAAAACAAAGCAATAATTTCTGCATTGTCGGGAACAAAATCCGAATTCGATTCAGCGTGCTCAGATGGAAATTTTGTTTTTGTCGGCGATGCCGTATTGAATCCTGAAGGATGGAACGTGATTGTAAAAAGTGCGAATCAAGACGTTACTAATAGTGCTACACTTGTTACCGATACCGATTTACAATTCTCAGTAGTGGCGGGTGGTCATTATATGATTGAAATGGATATTGTAATTTCGTGTAATAATACATCAAGCGATTATAAGAACGCATTTAATGTAAGCGCGGGAACAATGATGGGAACGGGATTTATGTTTGGACCAACGGCAACGGGGACGGCTCAAATAAATATCTATACCTCTAATACCGTAGCGACAAGCACAAGTTTAGTTTTAGGTACGGCGGTTGCAAACATTGATTTGTTATCAAGTACAAAAATTATATACTCATTTCAAGCGTCAGCAAATGCAACGTGTAGGTATCAATTTTCACAAAATATTGCGATTGCATTAACAAGCGCAAGAACGTGGAAAGGTTCGATTTTAAAATATAAAAGAATAGATTAATTATGGGATTAATAATTAGCCAAGGAATGCCAACACAAATTACAAATGAAGATGGCATAATAAGTACGTTGGATGCGAAAAAAATTCACATCAAAGGAACGGATATTGAATTGCAATCGGTGTACGGTCGTGCGTCATTAATATGTTTACAAGATGGGTTGACAATATCGGTTTCGGTTAAAACTTATATTGATTATTATTCATATAAAAATGCCAATGAATTAATGACCGACATCAATCAATTATCTTTTGATTTTGTGATTTCAGAAACGGAAACGCAATCGATTGACGTTGCTTTAGAATATGCAAAAAATAGATTCATCGAAATGGGTTACACCTGCGAAATAAATTAAATTAATTTGAAATATTTTATAATAGCATCAGGATTTAATTGCGCATCATTTGTGAAATCATGCTATGAATCATTAATTAAATTAGGAAATAATTATGAGTGGGAAGCAGAATTAATTGATGATGGAAGCACAGATAATTTTGAAACACAAAAGGCATTATTAAATTTGCCAAAAGATAATAGAATAAAAATAAGTTATTTCAAAGATAATTTAGGTGCATCACATAGAAGATTTTTTTCAATACAAAATGCAAATTTAAGTGATGAAGATGTAATTATTTTATTAGGATTAGATGATCAATTATTACCAAATGCATTAATACAAATTGATGCATATTATTCAACAGGTGTTTGGATGACATACGGAAATTGGATGAATCAATATAAACAATCATTAACACCATTGTTTTTACGTTTCAATGATAAAATTCATTTAAACAGAAATTACAGAACAGAGAAATACAGATCAACTGCACCAAATACATTTAAGAAATTTTTGTTTAATCAAATGAGTGAAGAAGATTTTAAATTTAAAGGTGAATGGATTAAAGCAACAACAGAAAGTAATTTAATGTTTTCCTGTATGGAAATGTGCGGAAAAGAAAAAATTGGAGTTATTACAAAACCAATTTATTTATACAACAAAGGAAGAATTGACAATGCAAGATCAAGGTTTGGAGAAAAATATCAGAATGAAATTTATGCAGATGTAGTTTCAAAACCAAAAAGAAATTTATTAATTAGATGAAAGTAATTTTTATTTCACATCAGGATTATGCAAACTTTTCATTTGATAAAAGTGAATCATTAAAATTATTTGGTGTTGATGCTGAATCATTCGTTTATAAAAAGCATCCATTTGGATATTCAGAACAAGCAAAAGTTGTTGATGAAACGGGAATGAAAAAACAAATTGCAGAAGCAGATGTAATTCATGTAATGCATTCATGTGGAACAATGTGGGATTTAGTAAAAGATACAGGAAAAAAAATTTATGTTTGGCATACAGGAACACGATACAGAACAGAACCTGAAAAACATAATTCACGATGGAATCCAATTATTGAAAAATCAATTTATGCATTAGGAGAATTTGAAAATCTTGGATGCAAAAACGGAGAATATTTTTCAATTACAATTAATACAGATAAAATAAAATTTGTTTCAAGCAATAATTCTAAAATAACATTTGGACATTTTCCAAGTAATCCGCAGGTAAAAGGAACAATGACAATTACAAGAACATTATCAGAAGTAAACCGCATAAGATTTAGAAAATTTGAACAAAATCTTTCTGTAAAAAGATGTGATTTTAATTCACAGTTAAAAAGGATTGCAGGAATTGATGTTTACATTGAGATGTGCGCGACAAGGCAAGGAACAAAGCCTTATGGATCATTTGGAACAACTGCATTAGAATGTTCTGCAATGGGCAAACCTACAATTACAAATATGCTTTGGGAAAATGTTTACAAAAAGTATTATGGTGAACATAAATTAATTATTGCAAATTCAAGTAGTGATTTAAAAAAAAGATTAATTGAATTTTGTGATATGAATTTAAATGAATTAAAAATAATGAGTGAAGAAGTTAGAAATTTTGTTGAAGAAAAACATTCATATCAAGCAACAGGAAAAAGATTATTAAATTATTTATGACAGAAGCAGGGCAATATAATTTTGAACCAAAAGATCCTAAAAGTGGATGTTTGATTGTTACATTATTTACATTTATTTTTTGGATTACAATTTTATACATCATATCATGACAAAAGAAGAATACATAAATAAGTTGCGTAAATTTAATTCAACAGAAAAATATATTTTAGAATTAGATTTTTTATTGGGATTAATACAACCATATCCAAATAATAAAATAATTGATTACGGTTGCGGTGTTGGTACTGCGGTTAAATATTACAGGAACATAACGCAAAGAATTTCGTTTATGGGTTTTGACATTGTTGATCATGTATCAACAGAAAAAACAAAAACACCTTTATGGTTTATTCAGGAATTAGAAAATTGTGATGTTGTTTATTTTTTACATTCATTTGCACATATTCCAAATATTTCAAAAGTATTATTAGAGATGCGCGAGAAAGTAAAAAAGAAAGTAATTGTAATTACACCAAATGCTCAATGGTTACGATTGCAGATAAATGAAAATTATATTCCTGATCCAACAGTTGTGATGCATTATACACATGATGAATTAGTAGAAACATTTGAAGATGTTGGATTTAAAATTTCCATTAGCGGACAGTTTGGAATCCGCGCAAACAATCAACACGAAAGATTATTTTTAGTTGCAAAGCCATGACAACAATCGTTTATCCTTACCTGCATAGATTATCACAAGGTGATGAATTAAAGTATTCAATTAGATCATTATGTAAATATGCCAAATTTGATTTTGATATTGTTTTAGTTGGTGATAAACCTGATTGGTATAATGGTAAATTTATTCCAACAACACCAATTAGAAATAAAAGATTTACACGCGCATTTGATATTGCAAAAAAATTAGAAATCATTTGTGAATCAAAAATAATTTCAGAAAATTTTATTTACATGTATGATGATCAGTATTTCATTAATGATGTTTATTTATCTGATTTAGAAAAATCAATTTCAATAAACGAAATCAAAGAAAGAAGAAAACCAAATGTAGGTTCAGAAGTTTGGCGCGAATTAATGAGCAGAACAGTTGATGCATTAGTAAGTAATGGAAATGATATTGTTTACAATTATGAAACACATTTACCAAGAACATTAAATAAAAAAAAATTGAAATTAATTATTGATGCTTATGATTTGCATCATGTTCCATTACTATTTAATACTCTTTATTTTAATGAATATTTTGAACAACCTGAAATCATTCTTGAAAAAGAAAACAAAATTAAAGCAGGTATTTACAAAGCAATGACAAGTGATGAAATCCGTAATTTATGCGCAAGTAAATTAATAATGAATCATGGAGAAAAAGCATTTAATCATCCGTTAAAATTATTTTTAAAGAATACATACCATAAAATTTGTAAATTTGAATTAAATTATAATAAAGATGATAAATAATGCGCAAATAAAAGAATGTTTTCAATGCCTTGTTGGATGGAAAGAATCTGCATCAGCAGGAACATGTTATGAAGAATTAACCGCTGATTTGAAACATTCAGATTCTGAAATTTATGTTAATGATTTACCTGCGGTGAAATTAGAAATCATCAATGAAATGTTAGGCAAAGATCAGAATGTTGTAAATAATTATTTAACTGAATTATATTCTGATTCATCAATAAAAGTTGTTAGATCATTTATTACTACGCACAAAAAAAATAATTATGCAAAAGCAATTTTGGAAAATTATGATTTAGGAATTTATGCGCAGAACATTAGAAGAAATGAAACAAAGCAAAATAGATTTGTTGGTTTTGAAATTATTCCACATAGTGGAAATTCAGTAAATGCACAAGTAATGCAAATAGGTGGAATGTTTTCTTCAACACAGGAAATATTACCAATTTATTTTTATTCAAGCAAACAAGCAGATCCGATTTTAACTTTTAATGCAACCATAACAAAAGCAAATTCATTAGTTTGGTTTGATTTATCTGTTGTTGCATCAGGAAGTGGATCATCATCTGATTCCTGCAATACATTATTAGAAATAATTGCAAAATCAATTAATGAAGATTTAGGAAATAATGCAAGGTATTACATTGGATATTATGAAGGAGATTTAGATGCAAATAATTATTCTATTCAAACACAAACTTCATGTTTATCCTGTGGATCACGCGCAAAAAAAATGAATTCATATGCGACAATAAGACCAATTGAAGTTAGATCAGGAAATATTTATAATGATGCAACATTATTTGATTTAACATCTGTTGGATATACAACAACAACTTATGGATTGCATATAAAATTGAATATTACCTGTGATATTTCACAAATCATTTGTGATAATAAAATGTTATTTGCAGAAGCGCAAAGATTACAACAGGCAATTACTATTCTATGGGATTGTTATAATTCAACTGCATTAAATAGAATTATGGCATCGAAAAAAGAAGATTTCAGATTAATGGCAGAAAAATATGAAAGTGATTTAGGAGAAGTTTTAAAATCATTAACAGTTGATTTTTCAAATGTAGATCCAATTTGTGTTGGAAGTAAAAAATCAGTTTTTGGTTTAATGAATATGTAAAAAATTAGTTATGCCATTATCAAGTTGGATTAATAAATTAGAAAATTTAGAAAATATTATTGCCGATGCAATGGAAGATGCAGTTGATAATAGTGAAAATACCATTGTTGAGATGCAAAAAGATCGGATGGAATTAGGTATTGATACGAATGGAAAACCAATTGAATTTGTTGGACATTTGCGTAGTTCTGAATTAACTTCTAATGGTGCATACACAAAAAAATATGCAAATTATAAAACAAAAAAAGGTGGGCAAACTGCATTTGTTGATTTGGAATTAACAGGAAAATATAAAAATGGATTGAAAGCGAAAACACAAAAAACAAATGATTCTATTGATGTTGATATTGAATCAAATGTTGAATATGAAAAATATATCAAAAAGAATTATGATAATATTTATGGTTTGAGCAAATCACAGGAAAAAGAAATTAAAAAAGAAATTGCAAACAAAATAGAAGTTAAAGTAAAAAATTATTTAAGTTTATAAAATTATGAGTTGCAATATTATTCCACCAATAAAACCAAATCCATTTCTTCATTACAACATAATAAATGAATTGCAGGTTGCATTAGCATCCACAGGATATTTATCTTTGATTTATCCATTGGCATCATTGATGGAAATTAATATAAACAACAGGCGCGGAAATGTTCCTGTGATTTACGGACAACAAACAGAAAGACCAAATGATTACATTCAAATGTTTCCTGATGGATCAGAAAACGGAATTTCATTTTTTGAAATACAGAGTGGTGATTATGATTTACAAAGAGGAACACCTGATGGAGATTTAATTGATATTGTAATTAGAATTGTTATTACTGCAAATTTGAAAAACATCAAAACAGAAACATACGATTACACAGATGAATTAATTTCAAGAACAATTTTAGCAATACAAAGTTCAACATTGAATCAAGATATTAATTCAATAAGAATCATTACAGATAAACCGAGAGTATTTGAAAAATACACATATTTGTTTAATGAATTGCAATCATTAGCATATCCATTTACAGGATTTGCAATTGAATTAGGAATGACAGTTGATTATAATTTTGAATGTGTAATACCTGATACATTTGATCAATTGCAAAGAATAACAGAAGAAGATATTCAGAGAATAACAGAAGATGGATTAATTAGAATAATAGAATCATAATTAAAAAATAAAAATCATGGCTGAGAAAATTAGTGGAATGGCATCAACAACATTAACACCAATGGATGTTGATTTAGATGCAGTAGAATTTGAAATAAATAATGCATTAGTAACTGAAAAAATTACGCGCAAATTAATTCGCGGAAATTATAAAATTTATGTTGCTTTGATTACTCAATTGGAAAAAAATGCTCCAACTATTAATGCTATATTAGAAAATAGTATTGGAAATATTGTTTGGACAAAGAATGCAGATGGAGAATATGTTGGAACATTAAACGGTGCATTTACTCCAAATAAAACAATTTGTTTTGCAGGAGTAAATAATAATACCTTAAGTTCAATCCAATTATCATCACCGAATGTTAATGAAGTTACATTATTTACATACGATTCAACAAATGCAACATCTGATGAATTATTATCTAATACATCAATTGAAATTAGAGTTTACGAATGATTGAATTTATTTTAATTGGTTTTGTTGCTTACTTTTTAAAAGCAATGCAACCTGATGGATTTTTAAAATTCATTCCGAGATATTTTAAATTTGCTTGTTTTCCTTGTTACGCATTTTGGATTTCATTGATAACAATTACAATATTGAATGCGTTTGCAATTTATGATTTGAATTATTTAATTTCATTTCCTGTTGGAGCAATTGCAAATGCTATTTTCAAATACATGGAATAAAAAATAAAAGAAAAAAACAAAAACAAACATGAAAGATTACACAATTGGAAGAAAAACAACAGTCAAACTTTGTGAAAATTTAGATGAAATTTCAATCAAGCGGTGGACTGCGGTTCAACAGTACATGATTACAAAACAAACAGGATCTGATTTAGTTGATGTAAAAGATTTTTGGACAAAATTTTGTCAATCATTTGATGCAAATTCACCTTCACAAATGTTTATTCACGCGCATGATTGGGTGCATGGTTTATCATTGGTGGAACGTGGTGATAATCCTGATCAATTTATTTTTGGATTAATTACATTGGAAGAAGGTGAAGAAATGCATTCTTATGAACCTGATTTTTTGCGTGAAAAATTAAAGAGATTTAATAAAGCAGGATTAACACAGGGGGAAGTGAAACGAGAAGTAGAAAATTTTATTTTAGGAATTCTCGCATCTTAGAAAATAAATTTCCTGATGAATACGAGAATTCCGAAATCGTTTACGAATCACAACAAATAGCATTATTACATGCTGATTTTATTTTATCAAATCCAAATAGAATAAACAAGGCATTGAAATTAAAAACCATTGAAAAAAGATCTAAAGATTTACAAAAGATTTTAGAAAAAAAATCATTTACATTAAGTAAATCAATTATTTCATTGTGGGAAAACTTTGAAGAATTATGTATGACATTATCAAGGTTAGATGGTAAAATGACATTTACAGAAATTGAATTATTATCTGCGTGGAATTTTTACAGATTAAAATCCTACCTTAGCAAAATAAATAAACCGCAACCTAAAAATGGAACGCAAGAAAACGAATGAGATTTATATTTTCGATTTCAAAACTGCAATGGAAGTTGGGCGTTCAACAGGAACACGCGGAAAATCTTTTCTGTGGGATGATGTGGTTGATTTAACAGAATCAAAAATTTTTACAAACTGTACAAACGTAAAAACCGTTTATACAGAGTTTACCATTAATGAACAATTTGATGTTGTGGATGGTGAGTGGAATGCCTATATGATTAGGCATAAACTTGGCATAAATCAAAATCATGAGTGATATAAAATTTCTTTTAAATTTTGCACAAGGCGGTGATCTTAAAAAATCAATTGCAGATTTAAAAACATTGAATGCAGAATTGCAAAAAAATCAAGGATTGCAAAAGCAATTTGGTGATTCATTTTCCACATCTTCAAAATCAGTTACAAATTCATTGGATCAAATATCTGCGAAAACAAAACAGATGAATGATGCAATGAAAACAACAAGTGATGCAAAAGAAATTGCAAAGTTGGTTGCTGAAATTGATAAGTTGCGCAGAGAATATGATAAATTAAGCCAATCAACAACACAGATGTTGATTGCAAATCAAAAGTTAGCGCAGGAAGAAGCAAAGACAAGGCAACAAAATTCAAAAGCAATTAAAGAAGAAAATAAATTACGTGATGATGCAATAAAAAAACAACAGAAAGAAGAAAAAGAAAGAACAAAATTGAATTCCATTTATGCAATGGAATCAAAAAGATTAAATGATTTAAGAAAAAAATATAAAGATTTAGCATTATCAGAAAATGCATCATCAAAAGAAACAAGAAAATTATTAAATGAAATTACTGCATTAGATAATAAATTAAAAACAGTTGATGCAAGTGTTGGACAATTCCAAAGAAATGTTGGAAATTATGGTTCTGCAATGAAGGGATTTGGCACACAAATAATGAGTGCGATAGGTGTTGGATCATTTATTACTGTTGTTGCTGATGCAGTCAAAACAAATGCGGAATTTGAGCAATCATTATCAGATTTATCAGCAATCACAGGTGCAACAGGAAAAGATTTAGAATTTTTCAGAGAAAGTGCAATTGCACAAACATTATCTGTTGAAGGTTCGACTGCATCCGCGCGTGATATGTTAGAAGCATATAAATTAATTGGAAGTGCAAAGCCTGAATTATTAGAAAATTCAGAAGCATTAGATTTAGTTGCGCAAAAATCTTTATTATTAGCAGATGCATCAGGATTAGAATTACCTGATGCGGTTACACGTTTGACAGATGCAATGAATCAATTTGGTGCAGGTTCTGATCAAGCAGGAAAATTTGTTGATGTATTGGCATCGGGTGCAAAATATGGATCAGCAGAAATTCCACAAATCACAGAAGCATTATTAGAATTTGGTGCAGTTGCAAAAAGTTCAAATGTATCAATACAGGAATCAACTGCATTGATTGAAGCATTAGCAGAAAAAGGAATTAAAGGAAGTGAAGCAGGAACAAAATTAAGAAATGTTTTAGTTTCATTGAGTGCATCAAAAGGTTTATCAAAACAAGCGCAGGAATCATTTACAAGATTAGGAATTGATACGGATATTTTATCTGATAAAACATTATCACTTGATACACGTTTACGCGAATTATCAAAAGCAAAAGATGATGATGTTGCATTATTAAAAATATTTGGAAAAGAAAATATAGTTGCCGCGAAAACGGTATTAATGCAAACAGATAGAATAAAAGATTTAACAGAAGCAGTTGATGAAAATGGTGTTGCACAAGAACAGGCATCAATTAGAACAGATACATTAGCAGGTGAGTGGAAAAAACTTGGAAATGCGTGGGATTCTGAGATGCTAAAAATTGGTGGTTCATCAAGTGGATTAAAAGATATTATAAAAACAATTCGTGAAAATTTAGGATTAATAATTAAGTCAGTTGTAAACTTAGCAAAAGCATTTGCAATTTTTAAAACAGGTCAATTAGCAATGAAATTATTTTCATCTGCAACACAATTTGCAACAACTTCATTTTCTAAATTAAACGCAACAATGAAAGCAAATGTAATTGGATTGGTTGCAGTTGCGGTTTATGAATTATTAGATGCATTAAGTGTTTTTGAAACGAGAGCAGACATATTAGAAAAAAGATTAGGCAAAGTAAAAGACAAATCAGTTTTATATGAATCTTTTTTAAATGCAAAAAATAAAAAAGACAAAGATGAATTTAAAAAAAGAATTGATGAATTAGATAAACAAGCAGAGAAAGAAACACAGTTATTGGAAGCAGGTGGAGAAGATGCAAAAAAGGTTCAAGAAAGAATTAATAAAGAGAAATTGGCAGAACTTGGTGCATATAGAGATAAGGTAACTATGACCTATTTAATGCAACAAAAAGAAATTAAGAAAATTGATGAATTATTAGCATCAAGTAAATTTGCAACACAGGAAGGAGCAGGTGCACCATCTAATGCAGATGCTAAAAGACATGAAGATTTTATTGATAATTTGGAAGCAGAAAAACTTGCATATCAAAGAAGTAATATAGAATTAGCAAAAGAGAGGAAAGGAGCAATAGCAGAAACATTAAGAATTGGTCAGGAAATGACTGTTGCAAATAAAAAAGAAGTTACTCAACAAACCAATGATGTAAAAACTGCAACAAAAGAACAAATTGCAAACCATAAGCAATTAGCATTAGAAAGAGAAAGATTAGCATTAGATTTAAAAAGATATTTAGAAGATTTAAATGCAGAAAATATTGAAGACGAAAGAAAAGAAGCATTAGAATTTGAAAGATTAAAATCAGAAAGAGAATTAGAAGATGCAAGGGCAAAATATGAAAAATTAGGAACATTAACAGAAGAACAAACAATACAAAAAAATAAAATAATAGAGCAGTTGGAGAAACTGCATGTAAATAGAAAAGCAGAAATAAATAAAAAGTTTGATGATGAAGCATACAAACGTGAGAGAGAAAAATTAGAAAAATTAAATGAATTAAGAAATCTTGAATTAGAAACGCAGGAGTTTTATTATTCTGAATTTTTAGAAGATGCTTTTAAATCACGCGAAGATTTGCGTGAAGAATATGCAAATGCAGAAACAGAAGAAGAAAGAAAACGTATTGAAGAAAATTTTGAATTTAATCAGGAAGCAATAGAAGAAGCATTAGCATCTGAATATGATTTGAATGTTTCTGCAATTGAAAAACAAAGAGATTTTGAATTAACTGAAAAAGATTTGGAAGTAGAAGATAAAAGATTAATTGTAGAAAAAGCAAATTTAGAATTATTAAAATTAGGAGAAGAATATAATGATGGATTAGAAAAATTAAATGATGAACAACTTAAAGATGTTGAAAAGACAGAAGAAAAAAAGAAAAAAATAATTGAAGATTTTGCAAATGAAACAATCAAAGCAACAATTAATCAAATTGAAGAAAAAATAAATGCAAATATTGATGGAATTGAAAAAGAAATAAATTTGCAGGAAGATAATATTGATAGACAAAGAGAATTAGCAGAACGCGGTTTAGAAAATACACTTGCATTTGAAAAACAAATACAAGCAGAAAATCAAGCGCGGTTAATTGAAGAACAAAAGCGTTTGGAGAAAATTAAAAAGATTGAAACGTATTATAATTTACTTTCATCTTATGCGCAGGAAGATCCAAATACTGCACCTGCAAAAGCATTAGTTCAATTAGGAATTGCAGAAGCAATTGCATCAAGGTTTGAACATGGTGGAATTGTATCTGATGTAATAGCAAAACAGAATGGTGGAATCTTACAAGGTAATTCACATAGAAATGGTGGAATTTTAATTGAAGCAGAAGGAAGCGAAGGAATTTTTTCTAAAAAAGAAATGCAGAATTTAGGAAAAGATAATTTTTACGCATTGAAAAATGCATTATCAACACCTGTTGAAGGTAATTTTATGCGAAATCAAAATGAATCAATGATGGCAGTTTTGCCACAACAAAAAACAATTGTTGATTTTTCAAGGTTAGAAAAGAAATTAGATTCAGTTGAAAAAGCAATACAAAATAAACCTGTTCCAACATTCACAATTGATCAACATGGAAACATGATTACAATGAGTGAAACAAAAAAATTAATTAAAGTAAATATTCAAAAAAGAAAAAGATTTTGATCTTAGAACATTACATAGATTTTTTGGATGGAAATGGATTTGTAAAAGTTCAACCACCACAAGAATGGAAAAAGTTTTCAATTCAATTAAGTTTTGAAGAAGGAAATGAAAGATTATCATCTTCAAATTTTAGTTGGGTTGGTGATAATGCAGAATATATTAATAATTATATTACAGGTGGATCAACAGGTGTTACCAATGGAATTTTTGAAGGATTACCTTATCAAATAAGATTTAATTGTGATAATATCCAATACACAATTTTGGATGCTTGTGTAAATTTAGCATCATCAGAAGCAAAGTATTCATGTGAAGAAGTTAATTTACCAATAAGAGAAAAAGGTAAAATTGATTTTTTAAATGATGTTGCAGATTCATTTAGGTTTGCATATTTATTTGCAATTAGGCAAAACATTCCACCGTTTGGAAATCCTGTTGCAGGACAAATTACATACAATGATTTCATTGATGTTTGGTATGTACAGGGACAATATCCGCAAAAGTTTGAAATCATGTTGGCATCAGTAACATTATACGTTACATTGAAAGAAACATTTGAAGTTGTAAAAAGAATTGGTGATGTTGTAGCAGATCTTTTTAATGTTCCGACAGGCGGAATTGTAAGCGCATTAAAATTAGTTTTATTAATTATTTATTTAGTTTTATTAATAATTGCTTTAATAGAATTATTTCAAAAGTTAATTGATTTAATTTTTCCTTTCGTTTATTTTCACCGCGCAATGTATGTTAAAACATTATTTGAAAAAGCCTGTGAATATTTAGGATTTAATTTTTCTTCATCAATTTTTGATGTAGGTGGATTAGGTTATAATGAATACATTTTACCTGAAAAAAATGAAGAAGGAAAAAAAGTTGGAAATAATAGTATTGAAACAGGTTTTTTTAATGGAACATTTGGTGATTTAATTAGAGGTTACAAAGAAAAATATAATGCTGAAATAAAAATTATTGGAAATACTTTACACTTTGAACACGAAGATTATTTTATTGATCAATCAAATTTTGTTATTCCAAATGTTTACCAAAAACCGAATAATGAATTTACATACAATGCATCAGAAGTTCCTGCAAATTATGTGATCAGTTACAGGTATGATGTTGCAGATTTAAATAATTTATCATTCAGATTTGGAACGCAATTTACTGCGAGAATTGAACCTGCAACAATTACAAATAGACAAAATATTTTACTTAGCAATTTAGATGAAAGAAATATTCCGTTTACAATTCCAAACATAAAAACATCTGAAAGTGAATTAGAAAAAATAATGACAAAAGTTTTTAATGGAATTGCTGAATTAGTAAATACAATTGCATCAGTTGTTGGAAATAGTACACCAATACCATTAATTCCTTTTGGTGGAAATCAAGATGTTTTAATTTTAGATACGCATTTAACAAGTTCACCAAAAATTGGAATTTATCAAGGTGGTGGGAAAACAAATCCATTAAGCGTTTCAAATTATTTAGATGCAGAAATTTTATGGAACAGATACCATGCATCAAGATCCGCGTATGGTTTTCCACCTTTTCAATCTAATCAATGGAAAATTTATAAAGATGTAGAAATTCCATTGTGTTGTGAAGATTATTTGATTTTAAAAAATAATAATTACGCAACATATCAAGGAAATGATGCAAGAATAGAATCTATTGATTGGAATCCTTATGATCAAGTTGCTAAAATTACATTTAGAGTTAGAAATGTTTACACAACCAACTTGAAATTGATTGCAACAAATTCAGAAAATGTTTCAACGGTTTACCAATAAAGAAATAAAATAAATTATATTTGTCTTATGGAAAATAATTTTAATCCGAATGATATTGCAGACATGGGAAAAAAACTTTCAGAATTAATGAAAGGTGATTTTCTAAAACATGCTGATAATTTACAAAATTTAGCGGATCAAATGGCAGTTGAAAAAAGTATTGATACAAGAATTGGTGAATACAAATTAAAAATTCAAGTTTCAAAAAATGGTCAAATAACAATTTCACCATCAGATAAAAAAGCAGTTGATTTAATATTAAATTTATTTTCAAATGATTGATATTATATCATCAAAATTTACAAATAACTTTTGTTCTATTGGATCAAATAATTTGATTGGTGGATTAGGTGGAAAAGTTGAAACAACAATTGATTTTATTGTTCATTGGGAAACGATGAATTTAGATCTAACACTTTACAATAATTTGATTGGTAGAAATGATGGTGGAAGTTTTATTGCAGATGGTTTTCGTATTGGACAAACTATTTATGTTGATTATATAGGTTTAGCATCATCATCACCAAATTCAGGTGAATTTGTAATTATAGGAATTGCAAATGATATTTTAACACTTGGAGAAATTACATCTTCAATAAGCAGTTCAACATTACAGAATGGAACATTACCATTTACTGCGGACATAGGAACATTTGATTATAATATTTATGGAACAACCAAAGTACAAAATATAAATTTTTATTTTGGATTAGTTGAAAATGCACAAGCACCAACATACGTTTCATTGTTAGATGGAGAAACGCAGAAATATACAAAATCAGGATTAGATGCTGATAATTATGCAACATATTCATTGGATATTGCAAGTTCAAATAGATCATGGATTGCAGGAACAAGTGCAGATATTACTGCAACAACAATTACTGAATTAGGAGTTGGAACAAGTGGTGTTAGTACAGGATATGAGCAATATTTTCAAATTGTATTACCATTTTTTATTTCACCTGCATACCTTGATACTATTGTTGATACAAATGGAAATTTAAATGGAAATTTATTTTCTCAATTAGCAGGTGCAAACACTTTAAAATTTGTTTACAGAATTGAAGCAGGAACAGATAATTCAACAGTAATTTTAAATACTGATAACGGAAATATAAATGCATTTTTAAATGTTGGTAGTGTTGGTTTTTATGATCAATTTAGAAATACATCAACAACACCTGAATATGCGCTTTCATCAATTGTATACGAAGATGCAAATGGAAATCCTGTAAATGAATTAATAAAAAATGCAACAACATCTGTAACGATAACTTTAGTTTCTTCAAATGGAAGGTTTACAGATTCATTAACAAAATGTAATTTATCTATTTATGAAGTTCCATCAGATTTTAATGATGTAAAAAATAATGCGAATACTTTATTTGAAAACTTTGATGTTTCTATAATAGAAAATCAAGTAATGAGTGCAGTTGGAAATTCAGATAATAATATTTTAAATTGTGTTTTTGATTATACAAGTTCATCTGTTGGAGTATTGACGTTTGATTATTCACCACCAAATGCAAATAAAAAATATTTGATTGTTGTTGAATTATCACGCGCTGATGAAAATAATTTAGTTGATTCAGATGGAATGACATTGTTATGTGATTATAATGATTTTGCATACAGTATTGATTTATCTGAAATTTATTCTTCATTGAGTGGAATTTCTGTAAATGAACATTCATCAAATGAATTGCCAAGATCATTTACAAATTATAATGGTTGGATTGAAGATGGAGTTTTATTTACAAATATATTTAGGATTTATAAAGTTGGTGGATATAGTAATGAATTAGATATTTCATTTAGAAATGCAGTTGTGAAAATAGAAGTTGAAAATTCTTCTAATTCATCACGCAATTTTACATTGGAAGAATTTACATTATTACCACCAAATCAAGATACAGGAAGAACATTTTTATTACCAACAGGTGATGAAAAAAATGATTTATTAATTGAAGAATTAAATGATACATCAGGTTTCACAAGTTACATGATTAAATATGCAACAAAATTAAGATGGGAAACTTGGTTTACACAAGCAAACGCAGATCCTGATTTTAATCCTGCAACAAAAGATTGGAGTGAATATATTACAGGTGATTGGTCAATAAAAATGAACATGTATTTTAATTTACGCGGTGATGATTCATCAACAGGTGATTCTTACACGTTCGTAGTTAAACATGGAACATCTGTTGGAATAAAAACTTATGATGATTATGATAACTGTGAAATTACAGGAATTATTGAAACATTTCATGAACCAACAATGACAGATTTAAGCGGTTATTTATCCAAGACTGCAAATACATTTGTTCGTGCAACATTTTACGGAAAAAAATTATTTCCTTGCGTTTGGAATCCATCAAGTGAATGTGAATACACGCAAATTTTATCAGGATCAGGAAGTGCATCAGATTCAAATGGTGAAATTGATGCATTAGGTTGTCCTGAATTGTATGGAATAATTGAATTAGATGATTTGCAAAGTGGTGGAATAAATTTTATTAGACAAATTTCTACAATGTACGATCCTGAAACAGATACACCTTTCATTGGTGAATCAGGTGTTCGTGCAAAATTAACTTTATATCCATATGCAACAAATCCATGTGCAGTTGTTGAAGCAGTAATTGATGTTGATCTAATTGATTTATCACGCGAATATAAATTGAGTGCAAGAATTGGTGAATACTCACAAACGATTTGTATGGTTTCTCTTTTTTACGGATTAATTGGTGATTTAGAATTTGATGAATATATAAATATTGATTTAGTTGGATTTATTGAAACTGATCTTTTAATTTTTGGTGATGGTTTAAATATGTCGAACCAAACAAATATTTTATCATTTGTTCCACCTAAAATTGAATTGTTAAAACCTATTAGTGCAATAAAAATATGTTGTGCGAGTGCAGGAAGAATTGATGATACAAAATCAGGTGATTATTATACAAATGCATCATTAATTGGATTAGATGAAGATGATTTTTTATTTTTTGTAGCAGGTGGAACAGAAGCAACAACAACAAGTACAGGATTTAGTTTTACGAGTGGATCAGGAACAATGTCTTATGCAGGATTTAATGGTGATGTAATTATTGATTTTAAACCTGCATTAATTTCTACAACACTTGCAGGTGTTTTAAGTTATACAGATGCTTTATTAAATGGATTAACATTACAAAATATATTAATAATCGGCAATGGAAAAGAATTACAAACATTTAATATTGTTTCATCTATGGTAGGAAATACAATATATTTTAATTCTGCATTTGTTGGTAAAATAAAAATTTGTTTAATCAATGTCTGATTTTGAATATACATATTCGCAGGTAAATGCGAATCCGATGCAATTTAAACACTTGCGAATAAATCAACCTGCACCTTTTATTGAGAGTGAAGAACCTGAAAGTTTTGATTTATGTGATGATGAACCACAGGATTGTTGCAGTGATGAAACATTTAAATTATTGGTGTTGGCTGATCCTGTTTTTACGAATCCTGAAAGAAATGATTATTCATCTTTTTTATATAAAGTTTTCGGAAATAATACAGTTGCATTTTCATTGGAAAAATGGAATGTTTCAGCGTGGGATGAAGTTGTTGCTGATTTAACTGTTGGTGGATATGGAACATTTTTTCCTGCGGGATCATTGCAAACAGGAATTAATTTCATGAAGTTTACAGGATTTCAAATTGAATGGAGATATGTATTAATAAATTTTGGTGAAGGAATTTACAGAGTAAAAGCATCAGGAACATTTTTTGCAAATGAATGGAGTGATTGTTCAAGAATGTTTTGCTTGAAAGAATATTCAACAAATTCTGCAAATCAAACTGTAAGATTTGAATGGACAAATAATGGAATTATTTCTTTTGCAAATCCAACAACAGGAAGATTTAAAACAACAAATTTTCTAAATATTGATTGGCAGGATATGATTCGATTAACAGGAATTTTTGGTTTTCCTGAAGATCAACAAGACGTTATTGATTTGAGTTATCAAGTAGGAAATCATTTAGAAATTGAGAGAATACGAGATAAAACAAATTATAATTACACTTTCAAAAGTGGATATTATCCTGATTGGATTCATTATTTATTAAAAGATATTTCTTTTAAATCAAATGGATTATTGGTTACTGATTATAATAAATTAGGTAAGCATAATTTCATTCGTAAAGCAGTATTAAAAGATTCAGATGGATATACACCTGATTATGCAAACGTATATCAAAAAAAATATAAAGTTGAAGTTAAATTCAGAGATAAATTAGATGATTTAGGTTATTCAAAACATTGTGAAATAAATCAAAGCCATTGTAAAGGTGTTACAATAAAAGATTCAAATGGAAATACTGTTACAGTAAAACCGAGTGGATCAATTTATGTTTTACCAACAAGCGGTGGTGGTGGTTGTGATGATATTCAGATTTCAAATTCAAATGATTCTTATCAAGAAACAATTACTTGTGAAGAAAGTCCGTTTGAATTACCTGATATTAATTTAACGCAACCAAATGGAGATGTTGAATCAAATCCATCAATGATAAATTTATCATGTACGTTGATTGAAAATTTAGCAACACAGGATTTGAATGATGATTTAACACCAACACAAATTAATCAAATCCAAAGACAACAAACAACAAAAACTAATCAAAGTACGAGTTATAGAACAGGTGATGATGGTGATTTAGAAATGGGAATTGGTGCAAATTTTTCTACACTTTCAGATAATAATATTTTCGGAAATACAAATAGATTTACTGATGAAACAGGTGCGCAAACATATACTAATAATTTTGTTTTAGATCATTTGACAGGTTTGATGTGGCATAAAATCCCTAATGCAGTTGATACATGGAATAATGCAATAGATGGATGTTTAGCCTACACAGGTGGAACATTTACAGATTGGTTTTTAGCAAATATTAATCAGCATAATACCATAATATCTTGGGAAGTTGGAGCAATAGGTTTAAATTATGCACCATTTTCAATATCATCTGCGGAATTTTATTGGACAAGTACAACTACACCATCATCTACAACAACTGCTATTAGATTAAATAATATAAGTTCTTTACCTGTTGCTCAAATAAAAACAAATACGAGTAAATATTTATATTGTCGCAAATGGATTCCATCAGATTTTGGATTATAAAAAAAATAAAATATGAATTATAAATTTTCCGATTTTAATGTAGAAATAATTAATCCAACAATAACTGTTGTTAATGTTTCTGATAAAATACAATTAAAATATTGCGTGGTTTCAATTCTATTAGTTGATCAAGTAGGAACGAAATTTGGATTTACATTTCCTGATTTATTTACCTATGTGAACACTTGGGAAGATGATGAAATTGATGCGTGGGTTAGTAAACAATTAGTGAAATATCAAGTTTAAAATAAAAAGCAATGGATGAAATAATAATACAATTTTTGCAATACGGTGTATTGGGTTTGTTCCTTATTATTTTCACATGGGCAATTATTTATTTATATAATAGAGTAAAGACATTAGGCGAAGAAAAAGAAGATATAATAAAAGAAATTTTAGATAAGAAAAGCAAAGAAATAAAAGAATTGATTTTTAATAAAGATTCTGAAATAAAAGAATTAAATTTAAAAATTGAATCACTTTTAAAAAACGCAACAGAAAGAGAAAAAGAAATTTCAAAAGATCGTGCTGATGATATGGAAAAACTAATAAATATTATAAATTTAAATACAAACGTAATTCAAAACTTTGACCATGCAATACGAGAATTTTACAGAAAAACGAGATAAAAAAAATTATCGCAAAGGATCAACATTATTAAATAATGTTACCAAGATGAATCAACGCATTTGTGAAAGTGCAATTGAATCATGTAAAGAATTAGTTGAATCAATAAAAGATAATAAACAAAAGAAAATTGCTTGAAAAATTTAGAAAGTAAACTTCAAATTTTTTGCGTAAAATTATTTCGTTTAAAATATCCAAAATTGATTTTATTTGCAATACCTAATGGTGGGCAAAGAAATTTAATTACTGCATCAATTTTAAAAGCAGAAGGAACAACAAGTGGTGTTCCTGATCTATTCCTTGCATATCCAAAAGGAAATTTTGCAGGATTATTTATTGAAATGAAATCTGAAAAAGGAGTTGTTCAACCATCACAAAAAGAAATGATAAAAAAATTATCTGATGCAGGTTACAAATGTGTTATATGCAGAAGCATTGATGATTTTACAAATGAAATTGAAAACTATTTAAAATAAAAAAAATGGAAAGAATTAAAATTGATATTATAAGAGAAAACATAGTTAAATATTGCGCAGGTGAATTAAATGAATGCGAAGATCCAAAAGGATCGAATAAAACTAAATACGGTTTATGGTTTGGGTTTAATGGTGTTGCTTGGTGTTGTATGTTTGTTTCTTGGATTTTTGATTCAGCAGGTTTTCCAATAAGAATTGCAGGAAATAGAAAAGGATTTGCACATACAAGATACATAATAGAGTTTGCAATTAAATACAATTTATTTACTGATAATCCAAAAACAGGTGATATTGCAATGCTTGATTTTAAAAAAGATAAATACATTGATCATATTGGAATATTTAAAGAGTTTGATGCAATTAAAAAATTTCCATTAATTTATGAAGGAAATACAAGTGCAGATTCTAATGGTTCACAGGATAACGGTGATGGTGTTTATTTAAAAAGAAGAAATCCTGCTTTTGTTTTCAAATATATTGATACGGAAAAATTAATAAATAAATTGATTGAATTAAAATTAATTGAAGCGTGAAAAAAATAAAATGGTTATTTAGTGAATTGATTAAATTATTGAGTGATGAAAAAAGTTATTTTTCAAAGAAGCGCGTTGAAAGTTTTATTATTTTCTTAGCGGTTTTGATTACTTATGTTTGGTATTGTATTGTAAACATTACAACAATGAGTGCAACAGATTTTACATTAGTAAGTGGTGCAATGATGGTTTATGGTGGATATACTGTAAACAGTATTCAGAAGGAAAAGAAAATGAATAAAGAAATATGAAATTGAGTAAAAATATAATTTTGATTTCAATAATTATTTTGTTGATCATAATTATTTTTGTTTTGTTAGCGCAACCAAAAAGAATTGAAACAATTATTCAATCTGATGAAAATGATTTAAGGATAATTGAACATTTTGAAAAAGAAAACGAGAAATTAAAATCTAAAAATTTATTATTAGAGAATAAAATTGATTCCGTATCACAAGAAAAAAATAAACTAAAATATGTTTACAAAGAAAAATACATTCTTATTGATCGTAATTCAATCAATACTAATGATTCAATCATTCGGGCAAATCTTAATTGAAAAAGGTGATACATTATCCTGTTACACCAATAAAGAAATAAAGCAGATCACAAAGAAAATCATTCAGGGAAATGAATGTAATGCATTATTAAAGATAAGTGATACAGAAATCCATTTACTTAATGAAGTTGTTTTAAATCAAAAGGAAATCATAAAAAATGATTCATTAATTAGTATTGAGAAACAAAATATGATTAATGAAAGAAACATTATCATTGAAAACAAAAACAAATTAATATTGGATCAGGAAAAGGAAATTAAAAAACAAAAAAGAAATAAATTTATTTTATCAGCAATTTTTATTTCATCAACAATTTATTTTATCATTAAATAATTTTATATTTGTTTAATTATGTTTTGGCTGACATGATTTGTTTTATTGTTTATTTCTTTCGTGATCCGATCCCTAAAAAGGTCGGATTTCGTTTTTTTTGCCTGTTTTCAAGGTATTTGAGTAAAATTATTCTATTTAAAAATCAAGCAGTTAGCGTTTATTTTAAAAATAATTTACTTTTTTTGTTGCGCATATCAATTTTTGATATATCTTTACATCATAATTAAAAACAACCACTATGAAAGCAACAAAAAAAATCAAAAAAGTTTATCCTGATCAATCAACAAGAGTTGAATTTATGAATTCAAATGAATATGCAAGAATTGAATTAAATGGATCAACTTATTCAATTGTTGATACTGCAAACCAATGTAGATTTGCAACATCATCAGAATTGAAAGCAAAGAATTATTTAGCAAAAACTTTGAAATACGCAGGAATCATTAAATAATAAATCAAATTAAAAACAACCACTAATAAAAACAACCATGACAAATCAAGAAATCGCATCAACAATTTTACACCAATTAGGTGGAAATAAATTTATCGCAATGACAGGATCAAAAAATTTCATCTGCGGAAATAGATCATTAACTATGCAATTGACAAGAAATTTAGCAGGTGCAAAATATTTGCGTATCACATTAAATGGAAATGATTTATACAATATGGAATTTATTGCCAATAAAGATTTGAAAGTAAAAGTAAAACACGAAGATGTTTATAATGATATGTTGCAAGTGATGTTCACGAAATCAACAGGTTTATACACTTATTTATAAAAATAAAAATCATCATGGGGATCTTAAAAAATCCCCATTTAACAAACAAAAAAAACAACAATGAAAGATTTATTTGAAACTCCTGAAAAACTACCTTTAAAAGTAAAGGAATTGATTGAAAATTCAATCTGCGAATCTTATGATGATTGCGCGAAATTACAAACGCAATTGAAAAAATTAGGATTTACATTTGATTACGGATTAGACGCAACACCGATTAATTTGAGAAAAATAAAAAAGTTATGATAAAAATTAATTTAGAAATGATTCAAAAAGGTTATGAATCTATAAAGAAAAAAAATGATCCTAATTTTTCACAATTATTAATTTCAAAAAAATTAAAAATTCAGGTTATGAAATTAAACAGAATTCTGAGAAGTAAAAATAAATCAATTGATCTTATTGTATTATTGAAACTTTCAAATTTCTGTGGATTGCCAATTGATGAAATTACCAATATAAATGAAGTACAAAACAAACTAAAAAAACAAATAAAATGAAACACTTAACCGCAGAAATTTATGCATACTTAGAAAAGTATTCAATTAAAGATTATTCAATTGAAGTGATTTACAAATATGAAATTGGACATTTAAAATTAATTTGGGATCAGGATTACATAAGATGCGAAATGATTATTTTTACCAATCAAATTGGATCAGTTGAAAAATTATTATCAGAAAAATTTGAAATGATTAAAAGTATATTAATTAATAACCTAACAAAATAAAAAAATGGAAGCAATAAAAAACGAATCAGAAGAAATTGTAACAACAGATGTTGCAGTAATGGAATCAAAAATTGAAACACCGCAGAAAAAAAAGCAGGTTGTTCAGATAATAGAAGTTGAAGAATTTGCAGGTGAAAAAAAATATTTCATCAATGTAAATGGATCAGCACAGGTTGTTAAATTTACATTACAAGAAGCAGAAATTGAATTTACCAAATATGTTGATTCAATTAAAAACGGATTACCAAAAATTAACATTATTAAAGCAGAAGAAATATGAATGCAACTAAATCAATGATGAAATCCGATATTAAAAAAATAAAAGGATTAATAAAGGATCATGAAGAAAATAATCTGCTTTCAATCTTTGCAATTATTCAACTGCAAAACGGTATTGAATGCGTGAATAAATCAGATTTTGATGAAATTTCCGCTATTTTATTGCTTTCGATCAAAAATAATTGAAAAATAATTGGGTTAATTTTCAGCAAGTTAGCCCAATTTTAACAAAATAATTGATTTTTTTTTATGTTGGATGTTGCACATATCAAAAAATGATATATCTTTGTAAGGTAATAATTAATCAAATAAAAACAACCACCATGAACGCAGTAACAAAATTTGAAACAGGAAACATTTACCAAATGAATTTTATTGGTGATTCAGAATTAAAAGTAAATTACATTTGTACAAAGATCACAAAAACATCTGCTACATTTGAAAAATTCATGAATCCTGAAATTAAGATCACAAAAAAAATCAGAATTTCTGATTCAGTTGAATACATTTTAACAGATTCATATTCATTTGCACCAATCATCCGCGCATCAAGAATTGTAGGATAAAAAAATCAAATTAAAAACAACCATAAAAAAACAACCACCATGAAAACTACAATTAAATTTAACATTATCGGAAATCATGAAAAACATTCAGGTATTGCAGAAGTATTTGATTTTACAACATCAGGTTATGTTTCAGCACAATTTTACTTTAATGATTCTGATGTAAAAACAAATAGTATTGGCAAATTTTCAATTGATGGAAAAAATTATACATTATTTGAAAACTATATTGATTCAGCAAGTAATGATTATTATTATTTTGCAATACAAATTTTTAATTAATAAAAACAACCACTAAAAACAACCACTATGGCAAATATGACTTATTGCAGATTCCAAAATACATTATTAGATTTACAGGACTGCGAAGAAAGAATTACTGATTTTAATTCATTACAAGATGCACAAGAAGAATTAAGCGCGGATGAATTTAGAGCATTGATTAGGTTATTAAAATTATGCAAAAACATTGCAGAAGATAATGAATATTTATTTGAAGAAATGTAAAATAAAGTTTGCAAAATCAAAATAAAGATTTATCTTTGTAGAAATAAAAACAACCACCATGAAAAATTCAAAAACACAAGTAAAAAAAATTGATGCAAATGCCAAGTTAATTGCATCTGCTCCTGAATTATTAGAAGCATTGAAAGAAGCGCAAAGGTTAATTGAAAAACATTTACCAAATGAATTAACGGCGCATGATCTAATTAATAACGCAATCAGAAAAGCAACTATTTAAAATAAATAAAACAACCACTAAAACAACCACTATGAAACTTACTTTAAATTTTCCATCAACACTTGATCAGTTAGAATTTTATTCTGCTGAAACAGGATCTTTTTTAATGACATCGAAAGAAAAATATACTCATTTTTTATTCCATTTTGATGTAATAAATGAAAGTGAAATCAAATTAACTTACATATCTTTTGATGGTGGAAATCTGATTGAAATTGATGAATACGTTGAATTATTTAATCCTTACTTTGAAGCAATTTTAAAACTGCATACAGATGCTATTTTTAAGATATGGCATGATCAATTTGATGAATTGGATGAAACTACCTATGAAGAAACTGTATCACCACAGTGCAGATAAAAAACAAATAAAACAACCTAAAAAAACAACCATGAAAAACTTCAACAACTATTTATTCAGATGCTCTGCATTAGGTAAGTTAATGACTGATCCGCGTTCTAAATCTGAAACACTTTCAGAAACAACAAAAACATATTTAAATGAAATATTTTTGCAGGAAATTTATCAGCGCAAAAAAGATATTTCAAATAAGTACATGGAAAAAGGATTGATGTGTGAAGAAGATTCATTGAGTTTATACTCTGAAATGAATAATACTTTTACAATAAAAAATAAAGATAAATTTTCAAATGATTTTATTATTGGAACACCTGACATATTAGGAAAAAATAATGTTGATGATATAAAAACATCTTGGAATTTATTTACATTTTTTGATGCAGAAGTAACAAAGGATTATGATTGGCAATTAGAAGGATATTCAATTTTGACAGGCAAAGAAGAAAAAAGATTGGTTTATGTATTGGTAAATTCACCTGCAAATTTAATCACAGATGAAAAGCGCAGGTTAGGATGGCAGTTAAATGATTTAGAAGGAACATCAGAATTATTCATTGAGAAAGCGCAACAGATTGAAAGAAACATGATCTTTGATTTAGCAGAATTCAAAAAAGAAAATCCATTTTTTGAAATGCATACACCTGATGCAGATTGGAATTTTGATATTGAAAAAAGTAAAAGAATTAAAATTTTTAATGTTGAAAAGAAAACAGAAGAAGAAAGAAATAAATTAATAAATCGTATTACAGAATCAAGAAATTACTTAAATTTACTATTAGAAAACAATTAAAAAAAAACAACCATGAAACAATTAAAAACACACGAAACATTACAAAAAGTAAAAAATTTATTAGAAAAAATTGATATTGTTAAAGTAAATGATTTTGAAATAATTTTAAATGAAAATCACTTACATTCAATGAATTTTTATTACTTTGTTTATTCAGGATGCTTTGAAAAATTACGAAGAGGTGTTTATAAAAAAACAGTTAATTTTTACACAAAAACCATTCCTGAAATTTATAGAATTTCAACTGATATGCTTTTAGCAAAAAGAGAAATTAAAAAAAATGAAAAAAATAAATCTACTGTAATAAATCCAAATATTGTTTTAGGTGAAAATTTAGAAACAGAAAAATTAATTTTAATTTTAAAATCAAGAGGATTTAAAGTTTTAAAGGAATGCAAAACTTGGGAAGAAATTTAAAAAACAATAAAAAAAATATTTAAAAACAAATTAAAAAAAAAGCCATGAACACAAATCAAATTACAACCAAATCTTTTTTTGAAAAAGATAATGTGAAACAAAAATTCGCTGAAATCTTAGGAAAAAAATCAACTGCATTTATTACATCAGTAATGCAAATTGCATCGCAGAATGAAATGTTATCAAAAGCAGATCCAATTTCAATTTATAATTCTGCAATTTTATCTGCAACATTAGATTTACCATTGAATAATAATTTAGGTTTTGCATACATCATTCCATTCAATAATCGACAACCTGATGGATCAACAAAAGTTGTAGCACAGTTTCAAATTGGATATAAAGGATTCATTCAGTTAGCGCAGAGAAGTGGATTATTTAAAACAATTTCATCAACACCGATTTACGAAGGACAAATAAAAAATCATAATCCACTAACAGGAATTGAATTTGATTTTACTGTTAAATCTGATAAGGTAATTGGTTACGCATCATATTTTGCATTGTTAAATGGATTTGAAAAAACACTTTATTTAACTGTTGAAGAATTAAAAAAACATGGTGCAAAATTTTCAAAAACATTTAATAATAGAAATGGTTTATGGAATTCTGATTTTGATTCAATGGCAACAAAAACAGTTATTAAATTACTGCTTTCAAAATATGCACCATTATCAATTGAGATGCGCAAAGCAATTACAACAGATCAAGCAGTAATAAATGATGAAGATGCAATTGATATTACTTATGTTGATAATGAACAGGAAATTTTGGATCATGAAAAAGTAAGCGAAAGAAAGGAAGCAGAAAGAATTGTTGTATTTATTGAGAAAGCAAAAAATTTAGATGAATTAAGTGTTGTTGAAGAACATTTGCAGGATGATTTGCAGAGAGAATTATACAATAAGAAAAAAGAAGAATTGAAAACAAAATCAGAAAAAAAATAAATACTTAAAAAATTAGTATTACCTTTGAAAAAATAAACAACCACAATGAAAAAATTTTCGATTGATCCCTTTTTCCTGCTGATGCTTTACGTGGTTGTTTTGCTAACAGTGAAGAAGGGATTTCTTTTTTTAAAAACAAATTTGTAAATTCAAAAAATATTAATTAATTTTACAATATAAATTCACCGACCAATGAAATCAAAATTATTAATTTTAAATAATCCCTCTTTTGGGCAAATGCGGATCTTGGTCGGTGCGCTATGCTTAATTGAGGGAATTTTTATTTATGGCAGAAGGTAAAAAATCTTTTATTGCTTATTCAGATTGGAACGGAATGTTTCAAGCATTACCTAATGATGTTGCAGGAAAACTGATAAAACACATCTTTCTTTATGTTAATGATGAAGATCCAACATCTGATGATTTTATTATTAATGCACTTTTTGAGCAAATCAAATCTACATTAAAAAGAGATTTAAAGAAATGGGAATCACAAACTAAGCAGAGAAGTGAAGCAGGAAAAAAATCCGCTGAAATGCGTTCAACTAAATTCAACGAGCGTTCAATTCCGTTGAACGAAAAAGCACGAAAACCAACTGTAAGTGTAAGTGTAAGTGATAATGTTAATGATAATGTACTTTTAATAAAAAGTGATTTAGAAATTAAATTAATTGAATTTTATAAATTTAGAAAAGAATTAAAAAAACCAATTGTTGAATCTTCAAAAGAACAATTTTTACAGAAATTAAAAACACTATCAAATAATAATGAATCAAATGCAATTAAAATATTGAATCAATCTATTGCCAATGGTTGGCAAGGTATATTTGAAATAAAAACAATTGAAAATGGAAACAACTCAACAAAACTTAACGGTGATCAGCGCGACAAAGCACTTGCCGAATGGAAATTATTTGGAAAAAATATTAAAAGCGAATTCAATCCCGAAAATTAGGGATTTGCAACAAACCGAATTAGAAACCATTGAACAAACATTTAGGTATGTTTTCCTGCTGATAGGATTAAGGCGCGAAAATCAACCATCAGAAGCGGAATCAATGGTTTTGGCAAAGTTTGTATTGGATTACTTAGGTAAGTACACCACAGAAGATATAAAACTTGCTTATGAATTAGCAGTTGCAAAGCAATTAAAAGTTGATGTTAGATGCTTTCAAATGTTCACCGCGCAGTATTTAGGTGAAATCATGGATGCATATTCAATTCATTTATCAAATGCAAAAATGTACCAAAGGAGAGAAGAAGAAAAAAAGAAATTAGCAGAAGAAAAAGTTTACACAGAAGAAGAAAAGAAAAAAATTGATGAATCATTTTTTAAAACAATGGTAATTGATGAGTTTGAAAGTTATAAAAAAACAGGTCAAATAAATATATTTCCAATTTCTGTTGGTTTAGTTTACAAAACAATGAAGGAAAAAGGATTGATTATTATTTCAGAAAAAGAAAGGCGCGAAATTTATGATGAATTTAGATTTAAAATAATTTCTGCAAAAATGGAAAAACCAATTGATCTTAGTGATATGATTACTCAGGATGAAGAAAGCAGGATAAAAATAAATTGCCAATTAAGAGTTATTACAAACACATTTGAAAAAATGAAAAAAGAAAATTATGAGTTTTGAAAAATTGAAATCAGAAGAATTTAAAAATGTTTACAAAACATTAGAAAATTCAAGAAGTGAAAATATAAAGCCAAATTTATTTGTAAAGTTTGAAGCGACATCAAAAGAAATTTACAATTGGTTTAATGAATTTGCTGAAATGGAAAACATAATTGATGATCCGAAAAGAATAAAAATTGTAAATTATCAAGGTGAAAAACTTAATTTGATGATGTTTATTAATAAAAAGGAAAAAGAATTTTTAAGAAATAATTGTTGAAAAAAGAATCAAATAAAAGTAAACGGAATCAAAATTTATTCTATATTTGATAAAAAAAAACAACCATGATCCCACTAATTGCAAAAATATTTTTCGTTTCAACCTGCAACATTTATTTTTTTGCGGTGAAATATGAAATCAAATTTCCTGAAATTGTTGTTAAGCAGTTTATCTTAGAAACAGGAAATGGTGGATGCACCAACTGTTCCTTTGATGGAAATAATTGCTTTGGATTTTATACTGATCATTATTTAAAATTTAAAAACTTTTCTGAATCAATTAAATATTATAAACAATTTCAGGATAAATACATGCCAAAAACAATTTGTACTGAAAGTGAATATTATAATTGGCTAATTGATTATGGTTATGCATCAGCAAAAAATTATGTTCCAACATTAAAAAAAATAAATATTAAATGGAATTGAAGGATAAAATAAAAATTATTGCATTTGTAATTGGATTAGTTACTGCAATGATTGTAATGAAATATTATAATAAATAAACAAAATCAAAAATTATGGTAATTAACTTTGAAGAAATCACGCATGAATTAACACCTGATGAAGAATTTAAAATTGTTCCGATTATTGTAAACAGATTCAAATCAACGCAGGGAAAAGAAAAAATTGTAACAAATAAAAAAATGATTGAAGGGATTCATAAAATGTGCGGATTCAAAACATCAGAACCGAGAATTAGAAAAATGATCCAATTCATCAGGGATAAAAATTTATTAAATGATTTAGAAATTTTAGCAACATCACAAGGATATTATTCAACGGATGATAATAATGAAATTGTTACTTGGATCAAATCAATGCGCAACAAAATTAATGCAATGACAAAAACCGCAGATGAAGTTGAATATAGATTAATGAAAAAACAATGAAAGCAAAAACAATTGAAGAGTTGATAAAACATAGAATTGAAGTTTATAAAGAGGCAATGAAAAAAGAAGAAGTAAAAACAGATATGTACTCTCAAATGTATTTGAGGGGAGCAATAGAAGAATTAAAATTTATAGAACAAAATATTATTCAAATAAAAAACAAATAAAGAATAAAAAATAAATTGTTTATAATTTCTAATTAAATAAAGTTTACTGATTCAATAATTAAAGTATATTTGAAATTCAAAAAATAAACAAAATCAAAAAAAAAGCCAAATGAAAAAAACAATTTTAACCATTGCAGTTATTTCTGCATTAACTTTTTCCTGCAAAAAAGATGAACCATGTAACTGTGGAGTAATTCAATCAGATAATGCGCAAAATTATAGTGTAGTTATTAAAAATGAATGTAGTGGTAATAGCAAAGAATTTGTTCTTAATCAAAGTGATTGGATGACTGCTTATGTAGGAAATAATTATTGTATAACCAATAGTGGTAAATGGTAATAATAAAATAAATAAAAATAATATGGAAGCAGTAAACACAATAAAAGCGGAAAAACCAAAAGGTGGAAAACGCGCAGGATCGGGTGCTAAAAAAAAGTATGGTGAAGAAACCGCAACAATTTCTTTTAGATGTCCTGAATCAAAACTTGAAGAATTAAAAATATTAGTGAATAATTTATTAATCACTTGGAAAAAGTAAACAAATTAAAATAAAACTAATTATGTCAGCCAACAACATAATAAAAAGTAATTTAACGCATGACCATAAACACAAAGTTGCTTATGCGTATTACATCGAAAATACACCAATGATAACAATTGCAAAAAGGTATAATTTATGCAATAAAAGAATAAATGAATGGCTGAAAGAAGTTGTTTCTGATGTTGGTTTGACAAAAGCATATTTGCCTGATTCATATTACAACAAAACAGTAAAAGCACATAATTATTTATTTGGAAAATTTAAAGGATATTCAGAACACCTAAAAAATGAAATGGATTTTGGAACAATAGATTATCAGGAAACAATTACTGATGAAATAAAAAACAAAATCATTCAGGAAGGTAAAGAATTTTCAAATATTCAAATTGATCGCACAAGTTTTGAAGAAAGATTTGATAAATACAAAACATTGAAAAATGATGATCCTATTGAAATGCAAATTATAATTCAAAAGAAAATGTTATTCAGTAAAGAAAATTAAAATGGAAAATATAGAAGAACCAAAAAACGAAAAACCAAAAATCTTCGTTACAGAAGATGATATAAAATCACAGTTGGTAAAATTACCTTATCAGAAAACAAGGCAATATGTAAACTTAATCAACAAAAATATTGATCGGTTTGCAATTATTATTGTGCGACCATTTAAACCTGTTAAACTTACTGTAAAATTACATCCTAAGCATATCATCCAAGTAAAAGCAGGATGGATTCAATCAATTGAAATCTGCGAAGAAAAAGATTTGATTGAAGTAAATGGTGATTTATATCACAAGCAGGATGCAAAGCGAATGAAGGTAATTGAAAATAAAAACGAAAAAGTAGTTTGATTTATTTTTTATATTTGTATTGTAAACGTATCACAAAATCAAAAAAATATTTATGCCTTACGCATCCAAAAAACAACAAAAATATTTTCATACAAAAGAAGGAATGAAAAAAGTAGGTATGAAAGTAGTAAAGGAATTTGATCAGGAATCAAAAGGTAAAACAATTCCGAAAAAAATAAAAAAATGAAAATGAATACAATGCAAATTGAATTAGTTGAAATTGAGAAAGTGAAAACAAATCCAAATAATCCGCGTATTATTAAGGATGATAAATTTAAAAAATTAGTAAAATCAATTCAGGAATTTCCTAAGATGCTTGAAATTAGACCAATTGTTGTTAATGATCAGATGATTGTATTAGGTGGAAATATGAGATTGAAAGCGTGTATTGAAGCAGGATTAAAAAAAATTCATGTGATTAAAGCGAATACGTTATCAGAAGAACAACAGAAAGAATTTATAATAAAAGACAATGTTGGATTTGGTGAGTGGGATTGGGAAATGATAACAAATGAATGGGGTGCAGAAACATTATCAGATTGGGGTTTGGATGTTGGTGGTTTTGATTTAGATAGTGATGAATTAACAACTGATTTTAGTTTGCCTGATGGAGACAAATCACCATTTCAGCAAATAACTTTTACACTTGCAAATGAACAAGCGGATCAGATTAAAAACGCAATAGCAGATATTAAGGAAACGGAAGAATATAAGTATGTTGAAACAATGGGAAATGAAAATAGCAATGGAAATGCTTTATATTTAATTATTATGCAATGGAAAGAGAATACAAAATAAACGAACAATTAAAAAATGTATTAGTTAAAGTTATAGATAGTAAAGTTGCAAAAGAATATACTATTAAAAACCATTACATGAAAACATTTCCTATTCCTAAAGTTTGTTTTGGAGTATTTTATAATAAAAGATTACATGGAGTTTTAACATTTGGATTATCTACATCAACTAAACAAAAATTACAAAAAATAATACCAAATATAGAAGATGGTGAATTTATAGAAATGCAAAGAATGAATATATCTGATATACTTGGTAACAATGCAGAAAGTTTTGTGCTTGGTAAAGTTTATGAATTATTTAAAAAAAATACAAAAATAAAAATCATTTTAACACATGCAGGTGGATGTAAAAATGATTGTGGCATTGTTTATCAATCATCATCTTGGATGTATTTTGGAAAAGAAAAATGCGATGATTTTTATTTAACTGAAAATGGAGAATATAAAAATATAATTGCACCAATGCGTTTTGGTAGAGTTCCAAAAGGAATAAAAGGTGGACAAGCAATAGGAGAAGCATTATTTGGTTCGGGTAAAATAATAAATTCTTTTAGATATTTATATTTATATCCTTTAAATAAAGGATTAAGGTCTTTTTTATCTAAAAAAGAACAACAATATCCAAAAGATAGTTTAAATTTTAGAAAAAACCAAGAATGGATTTAAAAATGGGGATAACCAATAGGGGTTTTATAGTTAGTTCGAACCTAACTATCTCCACAAAATAAATATGGGCAGAGCAAAAGAAATAATAGTTAAAGTAATACCATCAAAGGTTGCTAATGAGTTTGTGAAAAAAAACCACTATTCAGGTAAAGTAGTTCCAAATAGTAATTTACATTTTGGTTGTTTTTTAGATGATAAATTGCATGGAGTGATGAGTTATGGAAGTCCAATAAATAAAAAAGGATCAATTAATTTAGTTGAAAATACGGGTTGGAATGAAATGTTAGAACTAAATAGAATGGCTTTCGATGATTATTTGCCTAAATATTCTGAAAGCAGATGTATTGCAATAAGTATTAAGTTAATTAAAAAAAACGCACCACAAATAAAATGGATTTTAAGTTTTTCAGATGGTACTCAATGCGGTGATGGTACTATTTACAGAGCGAGTGGTTTTAAATTAGTAGGTATAGCAAAAAGCGGACAAGTTTTTAAATTTAATAATGAAGTTTTACATGGAAAAATATTGTGGGATAGATGCTTAGTAACAGGATGGACTGTTTCAGATAAAGAGATGCAAAATTTAAGAGATAAAGGAAATACAATAGAAAGATTAATTGGCAATCAATTAAAATATATTTATTTAATTGACAAAAATTGTAAAATAACCTTACCAATTTTACCATTTAGTAAAATAGATGAGTTAGGAGCAGGAATGTATAAGGGAAAAAAAATATCTTTGAATGATAGGAAGCAACAAGCGAGAGAAGTTAATGTGGATAAACGCAATACATCCTGTATTGAAATAGGCGGTTCGAGTCCGACCTTCTCGCTCTAAAAACAGAAAGTTTTTAATTATGGCACAAAAAGATTTAATACCATTTGTAAAAGGACAGTCAGGAAATCCAAAAGGAAGACCGAAAGGAATACCAAATTCAAAACAAAGATTTTTAAGATTACTTGAATTAACACAAAAGAAAAAAAATCCTGTTACAGGTGAGATAGAAGAATTTACTGTTGCTGAACAAATGGATATGGCAATAATATCAAAAGCATTGAAAGGTGATATTAATGCATATAAAGAAATATTAGATCGTCTTGAAGGGAAATCAAAATCACAAATAGATGTAACAACAGATGGTGAAAAAATTATTCATGAAGTTGATTATTCAAAATTATCAAGTGAAGTTTTATTATCAATTGTAAATGCATCAAGAAGAAAATAATTTACCACAAATAGATTTAGATCAGGTTTTAGCAGAATTATGCAAACGTGAATTTTATTTTTTCTTACAGGAATTTTGGGATGAAGTAATTCATGAAATTCCAATTTACAATTGGCACATTAAATTTATTTGTGATGAATTGCAAGAAATAGCAATTAGAATAAAAGAAAGAAAACCATCTTTATTTGAGTATTACATAATAAATGTTCCACCTGCATCAAGTAAATCAACAATCATTTCACAAATGTTTACTGCATGGTGTTGGACAATTGATCCAACACAAAGATTTATCTGTGCATCATATTCGCAAACAATTTCAAGAAAAGATGCATCTTTTTTTCAATTAATTATTAATTCAGATAAATACAAAAAATATTTTCCTGAAATAGGATTAAATAAAGATGCAGTTGATTTAATTAAAAATTCAAAAGGTGGTGAAAGATTTGCAACATCAGTTGGTGGATCTGTTACAGGGCAACATGCACATTGCATTATTATTGATGATCCTTTGAATCCACAACAATCAACATCAGAAGCAGAAAGAAACAATGCGAATGCGTGGATGATTGGAACATTACCAACAAGAAAAGTTGATCCGCTTTTAACACCGACAATTATTGTAATGCAAAGATTACATGAAAATGATGTAACAGGATTTATTTTAGATAGAGTAAAAAATGTAAAACATATTTGTTTACCTGCGGAATTAGATTCAAATATTCGACCATTAGCAGTTGCAAAAAATTATATTGATGGATTATTAGATGTAAAAAGATTAAGCCAAGAAATTTTAAATCAAAGAAAAATTACATTAGGATCTTATGGTTACGCAGGGCAAATGCTACAAAATCCTGCACCAAGTGAAGGTGGTATTTTTAAAAAACAATGGTTTAAAATTATTGATTCAAATTCTGTTCCACATATAAAAACAGATTTTGTAATTGATACTGCATACACGTCAAATGAAAAAAATGATCCAACAGGAATGTTGGCATACATAATTTCAGGAAATAATTTATACATCACAAATTTTAAAAAAGGACATTGGGAGTTTTTGGATCAATGCAAACAGTTAGTTGAATTTGTAAATGAAAATAATTATTCAAGAAATTCTATAATAGAAGTTGAACCGAAAGCATCAGGAAAAGATGTTGTGAATACTTTAAAAAAGCAAACAGATTTAAATATTAAAGAAGCATTAAATCCAACAAAAGATAAAGAAGCAAGGGCAAATGATATTGCACCTTATGTAGAAGCAGAAAGAGTTTATTTAGTGCGCGGTGGATGGAATGATGATTTTATTATTCAGTTGGCAACATTTCCAAATGCAAGGAATGATGAAGAAGTTGATTGCTTAGTAATGGCATGTCATAGGGCATTTAAAAAGAAAAAAGTTATACGAATGTAAAACTACATTATGAAAAGCATTGAAGAAATAAAAAGGATTGCAGGAAATTTAGAAAACATTTTGCAGGAGGGATGCGAAAAAGGTTTGAATGATGAAGCATTTATAAAAATGAGAAATGAATTAATAAAAGAATTTCCAATGAATGCACAAATTGAAAATCATGATTTAATTTTGTGGATCAGAAAAAATAAATCAAATAAAGATTTTAGTATTGATTCAATTATTGAAAAAATAAACAGAATAGAAAAAGCAAATTTGATTGAATCAAAAAATAATTTAAAATAAAAAGTTTGCAAAATCAATTAGTAAAATATTTCAGTAAATAAAAATGTTAAAAATAAAAACATTCATTCAGATATAATTTTATTTGTTTTATATTAAACAATTATTTTACATTTGTGTATTCGTAGTTTTCGCAAAAAACTAAAAACAAAAAAAAATGAGTTCAATAACATGTGTATGTGATGATCCAATTCAAAACATTCCCAATGACAAATGTGATGCTTTACAATTCGGAAATCAAATTGTAAAAATATTCGCGCAAAAAATGACAGGTACTGATTTTGATGGAACAGGTGGAAACACAATTACCGTTGAAGCAGATTGGTTAACAAAATTAGCATCAGATGATGATGATCGTATTGTTGTTATTCCAAGTTTAAGCGGTGCGGTTCGACCAAGTGCAGAACCAAATATGGAAGAAGGAAATGATGTTCCTTATGGTGGTGTTGAAATTATCGACAGACCACAAGAAATAACTTTCAATCTAAAATATTTTTCAACACCAACTTTTGAAAAAATGGATCAAGTTGCTTGTTGGGGTTTGATTAGATTTTGGTTTCTTGATAACAATGATTACCTATGGTGTTCTGATGTTACAACAGGTGCAGGAATTGAAGATGCATCATTGATTTTAACAACAATGAGCCAAGCAGGAATTGGAACAAAAAACAAATCTGAGAATAATAAAATTGCTTGGAACAATTTATGCCAACCGCGTTCTGCAAGTGGTTTGAAATTATCTTTCTTAAAAACACTTGAAGGTTCTGATGCATCAGGTTCGACAATCTAAAAAAACAAAATGAGTATTGACAATTATAATATTCAAGAAATTTTGGAAAATCCAAAGTCTTATGTAGAAATTCATAAGGCTTTGGAAATCCAAAAGCAACAAAGATTACACGTTACAGGGCATGGATATCACGATTGGTGGTTGAAACGCGTTATTAATTTGGAATCAGAACGCGCATACGAAATTAAAAAAGAAATCTGCGCAATCACAACACCGCGAATGATGGAAGCGGTGAAGAAACAATATTATAAAATATTTCGTGCGAAGGGCAGAGTATTTAATTACAACCTGAATGAAACACAAAGAAATTTTTTCAATGATAAATTAAAAGATGTTTGTCATGGTTTATCAATGGATGATGTTATGCAGGTAATTTGGCATGATGGAATGTTTGAAGATCAACATGCATTAATTGGTGTAGAATTAGAAGCAGAAGAAGATTTAAAAAATGGTGAAGCAGAACCATACATTGTATTATATCCAACACAAGAAATTCATGATATATGCATTGAAGGTGGTGAAATAGAATATTTAGTTTTAAAAACAAGAGTTGAAAAATTAGGTGTTAAAATTGATGCATTAAGATTTATTGATGAATATGTAGATTCGGTTTATATCAAACAAGGTTCAACGTGGGTTATTAATACAAAAGAAGATGGATTACCTGATACATTAAAAAATGAATTTGGAAAAGTTCCATTTACTCAGTTGTCGAATACATACACATCAATGTTTTCTTGGTTTCTAAAAAATTCACCAATTACAAATGTACTATCTGATTTAAAAAAATATTTATCAATTTCAGATGATCATTATTTAACTGTAAAATATCATCAGCATCCTTTGTTTTATTCATATCCTGTTACATGTCCAACTTGTAACGGATCAAAAGAAATTGAAAAGGTGCAAATGTTTGCAGATGAAACATTGATAAATGCAGGTGAAAATTTAGGATCACAAACAATAGATTGTGGAACATGTAATGCACAAGGTGTTGTTCCACATTGGAAGCGCGACATCACGCAAGGTATTACTTTGCCAATTGTTGAAGCATACGAAACAAATGGATTTCCACAGGCACAAGCACCTGCGGGATATGTTACACCACCAATTGAAACATTAGAAGATCAGAGAAAAGAATTATCTGAAATTGAAAGAGCAATTGAAAAAGGTGTATTAGGAATTGAAGGAATTTTTGACAGAACATCAGGTGGAAATGAAACTGCAACAGGGCGCGAATTAGATATGCAACCATTGATTGATACATTATCAAGTTATTCATCAAATGCAGAAAGCGTTCGTAAATTCTTAACTGATTTATTAGGTAAAATTTATTTTGGTGCAAATTGGAAGGGATGCGAAATTTTTTACGGAAGAAAATATTTTGTCAGATCAGAAGATAATATTATGCGCGAATTAGAACAAGCGCGAAAATCAGGTGCAACAATTTCTTACTTGAAAGAATTGCAGGATGAATTAACGTATATTAGATTTGAAAGAAATCCTGAAGCATTAACACAGGCAATGATTTTAAATGAAATTGAACCATTCAACGGATATACATTTACAGAAATGAATTCATTTTTATTTATTAATAGAGATGATTATGTAGTGAAAACAAATTTTAATGATTATGTAGAAAGGTTTGAAACTGATAATGGAAGAATTATTGATTACGTTAAAAGTGGAACAAATTATAAAAAGAAGTTACAAGAAATAAAACTAAAATTCACAGAATATGCAAGAGAAACAGAAACAGTTACGCAAATCAAATCAAGTCCAAATCCAAGTTCTGAATAACAGACAGGAAGTAATTAAAGAAATCATTCGCGACAAGTCAACCGCAGAAAGATTATTGAAATTTACAAGAACATATAGAGTTGTTCAACAAATTGAAAAGCCAAAGCAAAGAGTAATTGATGTTCAATTACCAAAAACATTTATGGATGATCCACAACCAAGTGTTGTTGAATTAACACCAAAAGAAAATTCAGAAGAATTAAAAACAACTGAAATTATTGCAATGGTAAAAACAATTAATTCATTGGAAGAATTGGAACAATACATGGATCATGAAATGAAAACAGTTAGAACAACTGCGGAAAAAAGATTTAAAGAATTAAGTAAAAAATAAAAATATGGCTTGGTATAAACAATTAGATAACTTAGGAAAACCAACAGGTTTCAAAAGATTTTTTACTGAATCACAAGAAAAAGGTTTGAGTGATATTCAGAAAAAAACTAAGCGCGTGAGATGGATAAAAACCAATGAACCGCAACAAGAAAAAACTGAAAAAGAAATTGTTTCTAAATTAGAAAAGCCAACAAAAACAATTACTTTATTAGATGTAAATGAAACAAATGATATTCATAAATTGAATTTGTTTTTATTTAGAACAGATAATGAAAGAATAAAGAAAGCAATAAACGAAAAAATCATAAGTCTAACTAAAACAAATTAAAAATGTCAAACGAAATTGGTCTTTTAGCGAAGGTGTTACAAACAAATGAAGAAGAATTAAAAACAAAATTATCTGATGAAAATGGTGTTAAAGAAATTGAAACGCGCATTGGTAATTTAAAAGTTTTTAAATCGAATGAAGAATTTACTTCAATGATGAACAATTACAAAACATCTTTAAAAGATACTTTGTATGCGGAACAAAAAGGAAGTATTCATGAATCATTGGAAAATTCATTGATTAATAAATTTGGTTTATCAGAAGTGAAACGCGGTGAGCATTTCAAAACAACTGATGAATTAATAAATAAAATCATTGAAGAAAAATCAAAAGTTTCAAAAGCAAGTGCAGATGGAAATGATAAGGAATTAGAAAAAGCACAAGCAAAAATTCAAGAATTAAATTCATTGTTTATTGAAAAAGAAAACACAATGAAAAAAGAATACGGATCAAAATTAAAAGGAATGCAAATCAATGCATCATTATCAGGAATCAAATCAATTATTGATGAACCTGATGATATTATTGATGGCAAATTAGATTTCATAAAATACCAATTTGAAAAGGAATTTTCATTGGTAGAAAAAGATGGAAAGTTTATTGTTTACAAAGGTGAAGAAGTTTTCAGAGATGAAAATTTCAAAGAAAAATCTTTGGAAAGTGTGCTGATAGAAATCGCATCAAAGATTTCAAAAGTAAAATCAAGTCCTGCAAGTGGTCGGGGTGCAAATTCAAAAACCACAACAAAAGAATCAGGTACAATTGATTTTTCTTCATTCAAAACTTGGGATGATTTTTTGAACGCAAATCAGGAATTGCGAAACCTACGAGTGGGCGATCCAAAACT